AAGAGAGGTGCTAAACCTGCCGAACCCATGCCAAAAGGTATGAAGGAAGAGGAAGATGTTGAAGGAGAAGTTGTTGCAGAACAAGAATTTTCTGAAGAAGAGACATCTGATGTTGTAACAGAAGAAGAAGTTACTGAAGAAGAAATTATCGAAGCAGAATATGATATTGAGGAAGATGTTACTGCTCTCCTTCAAGGCGAAGAACTGTCTGAGGAATTCCAAGAGAAAGCACGTACTATTTTCGAAACTGCTATCAAGACAAAAATTTCCGAAATTAAGGAAGAGTTAACTGCACAATACGAACAAACTCTTGAAGAAGAGGTTGTTGCTATTAAGTCGGAGTTGACTGAAAGAGTTGATGCATATCTTGAGTATGTTGCTCAAGAATGGATGGAAGAGAATCAACTCGAAGTAGAACGTGGACTGAAGTCTGAAATGACCGAATCATTCCTTTTCGGAATGAAGAATCTTTTTGAAGAACATTATGTAAGTATCCCTGAAGAGAAATATGATGTGCTCTCTACTATGGTAGAGAAATTAGATGAGATGGAAGATAAACTCAACGAGCAAATCAAGTCAAATGTTGCTCTCAATCAAAGATTAGCTGAGTCGGTTGCTGATGCAATCTTCTTCGATGTCTGTGAAGGTCTCGCACTTTCCCAGAAGGATAAACTCGCTTCTCTTGCCGAAAATGTTGAGTTTGATAGTGAAGAAACATATCGTGAGAAACTGGTAGCACTTAAGGAATCTTATTTCCCAGTAACCGGTACTCAAAGAGACGAATCAGAAACTATTTCTGAAGGTTATGATTCCGGCATTACACCACAAGTTAGTGATTTAATGGAGTCATACATGAATACTCTGACAAGAGTCTCTAAAAAGTGATTTTTTAATTATAAGTCAAACTAAAACTATTAAAAGGTAAATTCAAATGCAAAGTTTCAATGCTGAAGCTCTGCAGGAGAAGTGGGCACCTATCCTCAATCACGAGGGTCTCGGTAGCATCGATGATGCTCATAAGAGAATGGTTACCGCAGTTCTCCTGGAGAACCAAGAAAAAATGCTCAGAGAGGAAAGAGAATTCCTTTCTGAAGATCCTACCAACTCTGTAGGTAATACTGGATATCAGAGTGGTGGAGCTGTAGGAAGTCTTGCTGGTTTTGATCCAGTTCTGATTTCTTTGATCAGACGTTCAATGCCTAACTTGGTCGCATATGATCTCGCAGGCGTTCAACCAATGAATGGTCCTACTGGACTTATCTTTGCAATGCGTTCCCGCTACACGAATCAGACTGGTACTGAAGCACTGTTTGGTGAAGCAGATACCGCATTTTCTGCACAAGACACTGGGTATGATACTACTCAAGGCAATTATACTGCTGGTACAGATGGTGGTGCATCAGTTGGTTTCGGTACAACTGCACAGAATGGAACCAATCCAGGTATCCTGAATCCTAACTCTGGCAACAACTATGCAGTTGGTCAGGGTATGTCCACTGCAGACTCTGAGAACCTTGGTTTCAGTGATCAATTCAACGAGATGGCATTCTCGATTGAGAAAGTCACCGTTACTGCCAAATCTAGAGCACTGAAAGCAGAGTACTCCTTAGAACTCGCACAAGACCTCAAGGCAATTCACGGACTGAATGCTGAGGCTGAGTTGGCAAACATCTTGTCAACTGAGATCCTCGCAGAAATCAACCGTGAAGTCATCAGAACCATCTACAAGGTAGCAGAAGCTGGTGCACAGACTAACGTTGCTACCGGTGGTACTTTCGACCTCGACGTTGATTCTAACGGACGTTGGAGTGTTGAGAAGTTCAAGGGTCTGATTTTCCAAATCGAGAGAGATGCGAACGCAATCGCACAAAGAACTCGTAGAGGAAAGGGCAACATGATTCTGTGTTCCGCAGACGTTGCTTCCGCACTGACCATGGCAGGAGTCCTCGATTACACCCCTGCACTCAACGCAAACCTTAACGTTGATGACACCGGCAATACCTTCGCAGGTGTACTTGCAGGTAAGTATCGTGTATACATCGATCCATATTCTGCAAACGTATCTGGTGATCAGTACTATGTTGCTGGTTATAAGGGTACTTCACCTTATGACGCAGGTCTGTTCTATTGCCCATACGTTCCTCTTCAGATGGTTCGTGCAGTTGGTGAGAACACCTTCCAACCTAAGATCGGATTTAAGACTCGTTACGGTATGGTCGCTAACCCATTTGCTGAGGGTACAACTCAAGCATTTGGTGCTATCAAAGCTGGCAGCAACCGTTACTACAGAAGAGTCCGTGTCCAAAACCTCATGTGATCCACGGTTCACATACTTTTCTCAGAGGGTCTTTGGACCCTCTTTTTTTTTATCTAAATAAAAATAAAAACAATGACAACTGCGTATAGAAATCAAATACAGAATAGAAATTTTCTATCGCCTGTTGGTTTTAATTTCACATTATCAAACTATCAGAAAGTTTCTTTCTTTTCAAATTCGGTAAAAATTCCTGAGATAAGACTTGGAAATGCTATTCAACCGACTTACTTAAAGAATTTAGATGTTCCTGGGGATATTTTAACTTATTCGGACTTCAGTCTAAGATTTTTGGTTGATGAAAATCTTGAAAATTACATGATTATTCATAACTGGTTAACTGGTCTTGGATTCCCAGAAACAACACAACAATTTAAGCATTTAACTACAAATAATGATGGTGTAGGAGATTACAAAAAGCAATTTACTGACGGTAGTCTATCAATTTTAAATAGTAATTACAATACTGTTGCTATTGTTAAATTTAGAGATTTGTATCCATTCTCTTTAACGTCACTAGACTTTCAGGCAGGGGAACCTGATATAAACCCCTTTACAGCATCAGTAGATTTCAAGTATACTATATACGAAGTATTTGCTGCTGATGGCAGAACACCATTATGATAGATTTGAATAAAATTCAAGAGATGTGGGAAAAAGATTCCCAGATCAATCCTGACAACTTACATGAAGAATCGTTAAAGAGTTCTCAATTACACTCAAAATATTATACTATCTACAATACCATTACACTCTTGAGAGAAAAAGCAAGAGAATCTTACAATAAAATCAGACTGGAAAGATATAACTACTATATAGGAAAGGCACCAGCCGAGGTTTATGTAGAAGAACCATTTCCATATAAGCTAAGGGACAAAGATGCATTACAGAAGCATTTAGACGCCGACGAGAAGTTAAATAAAATAGATCTCAAGATTCATTATTATGATGTAGAAATAAAGTTCCTAGAAGAGATTATAAAAAATATTTCTAGTAGAACATATCAAATAAAAAATGCTATTGAGTTTATGAAATTTACCTCCGGATATAACTAATGGACGATGATACTTATTATTCAATAGAACTTAACCACAAAGGGATAAGTATCATTTAGGAAGGTCTCCGACAAGTAGTTGAAAAATGGTCTGGTGGCCATCCTAATGAACAACAAAACTTTAAGGATATGAGAGATAATTTTTATCGATTACTCTTAGAATATCAATTCAAAAATGCAGACTAAATATTCATAAGTGAATATTATGATTAATGTCTCATTTGATTATCTCTAAGAAAAACGAGGTTTATCTTCAAGTAAAAACAGAACCACACGTTTATTATGAATTAAGAGATGCATTTCAGTTTGAAGTGCCTAACGCAAAGTTTTCGCCTGCGTATAAAAATAAATGGTGGGATGGGCGAATTTATTTGTTTAATGTAAATACTGGGGAAATATATTGCGGTTTATTGGATAAACTTATAAGGTTTTGTGAGCAACATAATTACACTTATGAGTTTAAAAATAATAAATTCTATGGTCTTCCATTTGAAGTCAATGAAATGATTTCAAAGGAAGGGGTAAAAGACTATATGAATTCTATTTGTTCTTTCGCACCCCGTGATTATCAAATTGAGGGAGTATACGACGCTTTAAAACATAATAGAAAGTTGCTGATATCTCCAACTGCTTCTGGAAAATCGTTGATGATATATGCAATTGTGAGATATTACGTTGAGAAAGGACAAAATATTCTCGTAGTTGTACCAACGACATCCCTTGTAGAGCAGATGTATAAAGATTTTGCAAGTTATGGATTTGAAGTGGGTTCATTTTGCCACAAGATTTATGCTGGACGTGAAAGAGAAACCAATTCTCAGGTAATAATCACGACCTGGCAGTCCATCTACAAACTTCCTCGTCAATATTTTTCAAGATTTAATGTGGTTGTTGGGGATGAAGCACACCAATTTAAATCGAAGTCATTAATATCTATAATGACAAAACTTGCAGATGCCAAGTATCGATATGGATTTACAGGAACACTTGATGGAACACAAACCCATAAGTGGGTATTGGAAGGATTATTTGGTCCTTCATATAAAATTATTAGAACTGAAGAATTAATGGCAAAGGGTCACGTTGCAAAACTTGATATTAATGTGATTTTATTAAAGCACCCATCATATAAGTTTGAAACCTTTGAAGATGAAATTCAATATATCATAAATCACGAAAAAAGAAACAAATTTATAAAAAATCTTTCTTTAAAGTTAAAGGGAAATACTTTAGTTCTTTTTGCAAGAGTGAAAGGACATGGACAACCACTATACGATTTGATAAATAATGGAAAGAATGATAATCGTCATGTTTTCTTTGTTCATGGTGGAGTGGATACTGAAGATAGGGAAAAGGTAAGAGAGATTACAGAAAATGAAAGTAATGCAATAATTGTTGCTTCATACGGAACTTTCAGTACAGGCATCAACATTAAAAATCTACACAATGTTATTTTTGCCTCTCCAGCCAAATCTAGAATTAGGAATCTCCAATCTATTGGCCGTGTACTCAGGAAAGGTAATAACAAAACAAAGGCAACTCTCTATGATATTGCTGACGACATATCTTACAAGTCTAAAAGAAACTATACACTCAATCATTTAGTTGAAAGAATTAAAGTTTATAATGAAGAAAATTTTAATTATGATATTATAACTATACCGCTTAAAAACTAATGGAAAAAGAATTCTACTCTATTATAAAACTCGTATCAGGTGAAGAAATATTATCTTTAGTTTGTCCAGATGAAAATGATGGAGATGTTGTATTGATTTTACAAAATCCAATAACAATGAAAATGATAGAAACTCCTCACGGAATACACATCAAAGTAA